TATCGAGACGCCGAGCAAGCGCAACGCGATAAACTCGTTTCCCTCGCTGCCGAAACGGAAGAATTGCGCAAGCAAAACGAGTTCACGCGGCGCATGAATGAAGGTCAGCGCGACATCGGCCTTGTGGGCGCTGGCTTGCGTGCTGGCCTTGTGGGCACTGGCGCCCGAGCGCTTGAGCAGGGCCTCAGGGATTTTGACGGCGACGCCGACAAGGCGATGCAATTCGCCAATCAGGCCAAAGCGCTTGAAGACGCTCAGCTCATGTGGGGGCGCCTTGAGCAAAACGTCGTTGATGTATCCGAAGCAATCTCTGGCGGCCTCACCAATGGCCTACTGGATATTATTGACGGCTCTAGGCGGGTCGAAGAAGTTGGCCGTGATGTACTCAGGAGCATGGCAAATTCGTTTGCTGAATCTGCCCAGCAGCAGCTCAGCGCGCTCATGCAACGCAAGCTCGGCGGGATGCTGGGCGGCCCCGAGGGGATGCTGACCAAGCTGATCGGCGGCGGCACCGAAGCAGCAGGCGCCCAGGCGCTCGGGCTGGCCTCCATGACTGCTGCCGGCCAGGTCGCCTTCTTCGGCACCACCCTGCAAACCGTCGCGGCCCAAGCAGCGCTCTCCGGCGCCATGGGCGGCGGCTCCAACCTGCTTGGCAGCGCGATCCCCAGCCTGGTATCAGGCTTCGCCCCTGGCGCGTTCTCGTTTGGCGGTTTCTTCGCTGAAGGCGGTGTCACCACTCCTGGCAAGGGCTATGTAGTTGGCGATGGTGGCGAGCCTGAATTCTTCTTCCCCGGTGTTACCGGCCGAGTAGTGCCGCGTAGCGACATGGAAAAGGCGGCTGCATTGCAGGATCAAGGTGGCAGCTCTGAAACTATCGATCTTCGCTACGAAGCAACGGAAATACGCGGCGAGCGTTATGTGACCGAGGCGCAGTTCCGCAGGAGCCATGCTATGCTGTTGGCGAAGTCTCAAGCCGCAACCTACTCGGGCATGAGAGGCAACAAAGAAGTCCGTGAATTTGTGGGGATCTGATGCTTACCGTCACGCATTACATTGAGTTCTTGAGCCCCACTGCTCAGCCGCTGCCAACACCGCAACGGTATCAGCCGTACTTTCCCGGCGAAACCAGAACGTTTGAAGGGCTGACGTATCAATTCAGCCCCTTCAGCATTGCCGGTGATATTTCGACTGACGGCAATGAAACTGGCGATTATGAACTGATTGCTCCGGCCAACATGATCTCATCGGCCAAGTTAGGGCAGGCATCGGAGGATCGGCAGTTTATCAAGGTGCAGACCATGCTGCTTACAGCTAAGCCACCATCAAACCCAGAAGACTATCCCCGGTGGCTTGAGACAAACTTTCTGACTTCAACGATCTGCGTTTGCGATTCGTTCGGCTACACCGATAAGAACCCCGACGAAGAAGAAGGCGAGGACAACTTTGCTCTTGTTACGCTCAGGCTAACAAGCCCCCTTAACTTTGTGGCGGGCACCTCACCGACCCGTAGACTCACCGCTGAACAAGTCGGCCCACTGCCGGCGAGCGGAGGAATCACGTTTTGACGTTCTGGCACGATTGGATCGGGCTCCCGTGGCAACTGGGCGCCGACCCGAGGGAGGGGCAAGCCGCCTGCTGCTTCAGGACCGCCCAGGCCGTGCGCGAGGGGCTCGGGATGCCCTGGCCGGCGCACCTCATGCCCGAGTGGTATCACCTGGCCGCAGCGGGCCGCTGGGAGGCGCTGGGGATCGACTGGAGCGCTATGACGGAGCCGATCGAGAGGCCCGAGGTTGGCGCCCTGATCCGCTTTGCCAATACTGACGAGAGCTTCGGTGTTGGCGTGCTCCCCAACGAGCGAACCTTCATTACAGTGCGGCATCATGGGCGCCTGATCGCCGGCCCTGTCTCTGCCTGCGGCAACCTGAAGCTGTATCGCCTGAAATGATCCCGCTCCTCCCTTACGAAAGACACCTCGCTCAAGTCCTGGGCATTTCGGAGGAAGAGTATCAAGAATGGAAGGCGATTACGCTCAGGCATTCCATCACCAAGCCCGCAGAAGGCCCAACCTGCGGGCCGCTGGTGCCGGTGCTGGTCAACCTGGCGATTGCTGTTGGCCTTACCTTGCTTTCGTCGCTGCTGTTCCCAGCCAGACAGCAAACAGGGCAGATCAGAACACTGCGCGGCAGGCGCGATCCGGTAACAAGTAATCAACGCTTGTCGCCGCGATTTGGATTTGATTCCGCACAGGAACCTGCGCGGGTTGGGCAGTTTGTGCCTGTGGTAATTGCCAAGCGGGAAAACGGCATGGGCGGCGTGCGTGTAGCAATGCCGCTGGTCTGGTCGCAGATGCTGGCCTACAACGGCTCGATGATGTTTCGCGGCATCTTCCTTGGTGGTATTGCGGGGATGCCGGCGAACGCCTGGGATGCGAGGGGTTGGGCATTTGGCAACAACACGCTGGGTGCCTATGCCTACGCCGGCCTGGCATCAGATCGAGCAGCTCGATACTCGATTTACTGGCGCCCCCAAGGCGGGCGCATCACCAGCGCCAACCTGATCGCCGGCAGGGAGGCCAGCCGTGATGTAGGCAACTCCCAGAACTACGGCGGCCAAGATGTGTTTTCCGTCAACATTGGAGACGGGGAGTACAAGCAAACCTTCTGCATGACTGAGACGCCTTCGACCAGCAAGGCTTTCGGCTTGTATGGATGGTGCCCCAATGGAATGGTGCATAGAGCCGCCACAACAATACAGCCGACGATTCTTGCCAGGATCAGCAGTAGTGACAAGGTGCGAACAGATGATGACGCCGCTGCCTTGGTTGAGTTGTGGAAGGGAAAATTTTACTGGTCGATGCGTGGCGCGATTGCCACAGCCCCGCCTAGCACTTCTAGCAACTTCAGTAGAACTACTACTGTCGTAGAAGTTGGCACTACCTTGCGCTATGTGCTCGACCGAAGAACAGACGCCAAAACAAAAATCAGAATCAACACAAACAATTCTCGCGTTACCAGCAATGACGCTGAATTTGACGAAGAAATGGGTGGCGTCGCTGCTTCGGTTTCGGGAATACAAAATTCTGCTGACTCGGCGCTGATCCCTAATGAGCTTTACCTAATTGGCACCGCCTGGGCAGTGCTTGAAGAAAGAATCTCACAAGATCCCGCTAAGACTATTTTCGTCAGCGACTTTGAGCAAGAGCCAGTCGGTGGCGGCAATACGATGGAGTACGCCTTCACTGTAGTTCGCGCTGGCTCGATTCAACTTCTTGGTTCTGGCTTCCTTAATCCGCCCGAAACAGGCACTACTGTTTTCCCGGATGAGTACGATCCCGACAGCGATTTTGCCGATCTAGCAAGCGGCACTGAAGATCGATATACGGTTTGTTCTCAGACTGCTCAGATATTCCGCATGGCGATTGCTTCTGTCAGTGCGGTCAGAGCGTTCAAGGCTTGCGAAGTTATCATCAGATCCAGGGTTGGCATCACGGTAAATGGCGTGATCGGCTTCAAAGCGTGCCCGACTATTGAAAGGATCAACGAAAAAGCGGGACAAAATCAGGTAGGCAATACGGCCAATGGCGTGCTGTCTGTGTCGCGCTTCGATAGCAGCGGCAGCCTTGTCACCACCAAGACACGCCGATACAGCACATTCTCCCTGCAATACAGCTCCGATCGTGGCGCGAACTGGGCGGACTTCCCCGAGGTCTTTGCGGTTGCCGGCATCAGTGGAGAGGAGATATACAACTATCTGCGCATTGTCTTCCCGTCCTACCAGCGGTGGGAATTCAGGATGGTGCCCGTCCCGAGCTGGTTAATTCGCGCAAGCGAAATGACAAGGATTGTGGTGCTTGACAATAACGGCAACCAGGAAGTCAGCTCTGCCTCTGGCGGGATCACGGTTTATACAAGCGGCTACATCATTAACCCAACCCTGAAAGACACCCGCAGCATTTCGCAAATTGACGCATCAACTGATATTGGCCTGGGCTGGGCAGATGCAGGGCTCAATTCGATGTTCGATGGCTACGGCAGATTCGCTGAAGCATTCCCGTATGACAACATGCAAACAACGGTGGGCAGTGCTCCCGAGCATGAAATCAAGCAGGTTAATTATCTCGACAATCTTGAGATAGCCCCAACGTATGAATCGCTCGGGCCGCTAGGTGTCAACATTTCAGCATCGCTTGAATTCGACAGCCTTGCCTCTTTCAGCGGTTACTGCAACAACGGCTACGAAATGCCGCGCCTGCTGAATGGCGACACGAAGGGATCAACTCACTTGTTCCCGGATTGGCTGCGCGAGATAATGACTAATCCCGATCTTGGCGCACTGCCCCCTACACAGCTTGCGCAGATCGATGCACCCAGCTTCCGCGAGGCGGCGCAATGGTGCCAAGACAGA